CAATTACTCAATCTCTTGTTGATGCGGAAGTCGCAAGGATGGAGGCTGAAAGGCTTGCCACTGAATACCAAAGACAGAGAGCCGCTGAGTATCCTCCTGTTGGAGATCAGTTGGACGCCCTCTTCCACGCAGGAGCCTTTCCAGAAGAGATGGCCGCAAAACTTCAAGCCGTAAAGGACAAGTATCCTAAATGACAAGAACCGTAATCCAATCGGATGATATTGCGGCAGGAGCAGTAGATTCCGGTCTAGCCTCAGTACAAACCTTCACCTCCAGTGGTACATGGACACGCCCTACCGGTATAACGAAAGTGATTATGGAAGTCCAAGGAGGGGGCGGTGGTGGCGGAAAAGCCCCATCAGGCAATGAAGGTGGCGGCGGTGGTGGTGGTGGATACGCTAAAAAGTTTTTAGACGTTTCTTCCATTTCAACCTCAACCATTACAGTAGGGGCGGCGGGAACTTCATCAGGCTCACCAACGGCAGGTGGTAATTCTGTATGGTCGGATGGCACAAACACTATTACCGGCACCGGTGGTGGAGCGGGAACAGCGTCAAGTGGTGGGGCCGGTGGCTCTGGTGGTGCAGGAACAAATGGCGATATAAACATTACAGCCCGTAATGGATGCAAGGGGGCCGGTGGATACATGATGGTCGGTGGGGATTCGGTGTTGGGTTTTTCTGGAAATTATAGCACTTCATCATCAGATGGCGATGACGCTACAGGTTATGGGGGTGGTGGTCAAAGAGGTGCTTGGAATTACTCCGGTATTCCCGGCGATTCCTCCCCCGGAATAGTAATTATATGGGAGTATAAATAATGAAATATGCAGTCGTAAAAAATAATGAAGTAACCAACATTGTTGAGTGGGATGGCGAAAGTGGCTACAGCCCTGACGGTGAATTGGTTATTGCAACAGAAGACACAAAGATTGGTGGATCATGGGATGGTAATGTGTTTACTTTTGTCACCCCAGAGCCTCCGCCAGATACCAGAACCTACGACGAAAAGCGTAAGTCAGAGTACCCATCTATTGAAACGCTAACTGTAGCCTTATGGGAAGCGGTTGTTGAAGAGCGTCTTGCATCTGCAACTGCGCTAGAAACAGATCGTCAAGCAATTAAGGCTAAATATCCTAAAGGTTAATTACTATGGCATTAGAATCTGGAACATACATTAAAGACCTTGTAGATACGAACCCTCCGGGTACTGATGCTATTTCGCAGGGTGACGATCATATTCGTCTAATCAAAACCGTACTACAGAACTCATTTCCCTCAACGAATAACGCCGCCATTATCCCTGATATCTCAGGTAATGGTCTGAAATATTTACAAGTCAACAGCGGTGCAACGGCTACACAATGGTCTAGTATTCGGCAAAGAGGTTATGTTAGTAGAGCAACGATTGAATACTCAAGCGCCACTGCAATTCTTATTGGAGCGGGTGAGTATGAAGTCGATGATGGTTCTACCCCCACCAATTACTATTGGGATAGCCAACTAACCTTTACCATTGGTAGCGGTGGTAGCAATGCTTCAAGTTCAGCGGCAGGCACTTCACAGTGGCAGTATCTCTATATTGATGACTCCGCTATCTCTGCCTCTCCATTGGTTGCGGCATCATTCTTAAACTCCACAACTGCGCCTACTTACAGCCATACCAAGCATGGTTGGTATAACGGAAGTGATAGATGTATCTTTGCTTTCTATATTGACAGTTCTGGCAACATAGAAAAATGGTTCCATGATGGCGGTAATTATGTTCTATTATCTGATGACTATAGTAATGGAGGAACCACAACTAGCACATCATATCAAGCAATCACTATTATGATGCCTGCGTTTACCAAGAAAGCAGAATGTAACTTTGAGATTGATGGGCAGATTGCAACGTCAAGATCATACCAATACTGGAGGGTTACTGGAAGTGGAGGTGAACACGTTCTTGGAAGAATTGAGGATGATGAGGCAGAGTACGTTGTTAATAACGTAACTATTTATACTGATGCAAATCATCAAATTGATATTAAAAACAATACCGCTCCCAATGTTAGACCGTTTACTGCGGGTTGGTATATTCCCGGCGGAATGTAAATGCCCCTAGTCCCTTTTGAAAACGTAGGCTCCATAGGAATTATAAAAGATGTTCCCCCTTATAATCTTCCTCAAGGTGCTTGGTCAGACGGAAACAACGTAAGATTCCTTGATAACGGCGTAAAGAAGATCGCCGGATACAAGGAAGTGATGGCTACTTGCCCATTTGCCTCTTACTATATTCATCCGTACCTGACAGCCAATGGGTTGTATTACTGGATTGCTTACGGCGCTACTGACATTGCGGTATGGACTGGCACTACATGGGTTGATATTACCAGACAGGCTACCCTACAGTTAAACGGAGCAGTCACAGCGGGTGACTCCAGTATTACCGTGGATACAGGTGCGGCATTAACCGCTCTTGCAACTAGCGGAACCCTGAGAATAGGCATAGACACTGGCACAACCAACCAGTATGAGGAACTAACCTACACCGCTAGGGATACTGGCACTGGCGTGATTACGCTGTCTGGTACGGCCGCATACAACCATCCTGATAATACTACTGTATACCCTGCGGGGTCTACCACTACCTCAGATGATGACTATGGGGCTAACACTTCAAGCCGTAGATGGACTGCCACCAACCTTAACGGTCTTGTGGTTGCCACTAACGGCTTTGATACGCCTCAGATGTGGCCTCTGTCTAGTGGGATACCAAGCACAGCAACCCCTTTTAGAGAGTTGCAGAACTGGCCTGCTAACGCCAAGTGTAAGTCTATTAGATCGTTCAGGACATTCCTTGTTGGCCTTAATTGGGATAGGGATAACCAAGAGCCACGGCTAGTTAAATGGTCTACTGAGGCAGAGCAGGGGAATCCTCCCTCAACGTGGGATGAGGCTGATGCTACGTTAGATGCGGGGGAGTATGAACTATCAGATACCCCCGGTGATATTATTGACGGTTTACCCTTGGGTGATTCATTCCTGATCTACAAGGAAGATTCAATATACGTTATGAACTATGTGGGTACACCCTACATATTCTCATTCAAACTTCTCAGCCCTACTGTTGGCGCACTCTCTAAAGAGGCAATCAAAGAGTTTGACGGTGGACACTTCTTCATTGGGAACAGTGATTGCTATATATGTAATGGGCAGACTGTCACCCCCTTGTTATCCAATAAGGATCGCAGGGCAATGTTTGAGGATTTGTCTGGTGATAACTACCAGAAGTGCTTTGTTGCCGCAGACTATGTTAGGAATGAAATGCTTGCCTGCTTCCCTAGCGCAAACTCTGATGTAGTGGATAAGGCTCTCATCTGGAACTGGAAGGATAACACCTTCTCATTTAGGGATTTGCCTGACACTTCCCACATTAACCAAGGTATCATAGATATTACGGTTGGCGCAACATGGGATGCCAGTTCAGAAACGTGGGATACTGGCACAGGTAATTGGGGTGAGCGCAACTACGATAACGTCAAGAAGAACTTAGTGTTCTGCGATGTTACGAATACTAAGATATTTCGTGATTCATTTGGTAACAAGAAAGATACCGCAGATATGACCTCGTACATTGAGAGGACAGGTATTGATCTGAACGATCCGCAGTCTGTCAAGTTTGTGTCTGCTGTCTATCCCCAGATTGAAGTGAGTGGGAATAACTCTGTTAATGTGTATGTCGGCAGACAGATCAGCACAGAGCAAGGCATTACTTGGGAAGGGCCGGTATCCTTTAACCCCAACACTCAGTCTAAGGTGTCATGCAGGGTGAGTGGGAAATACTTTGGAATCAAGGTAGAGTCCACTACCGACATTGACTGGAAGTTACATGGTGTTGCGTTTGAGGTACAGCAACGTGGTCTTAGGGGCATGAGAGATTATGGCTAATGCTTCAGTAAAGAATGTAAAGTCTGTAAACAGATGGACTCCAAACCCCGCTCCGTTAAACAACGAACAACTCTCTGATTACCTCTTCCATGAGTTAAACAGATTATCTGATATTATATTTAACTTAGATGTAATGAGATTGGAGCAAACAAATGTTGACCCCTCAAATGCGGGAGGCACTAACAAAGGTAAACCAAGGGATGGTGACATAAGATATGCAGATGGTACGAACTGGAATCCGGGGAGCGGTGCTGGCATTTATGCTTACGTTGGGGGTAGTTGGACAAAACTCTAACGCAGACCCTATAGATGAATTCTACGGTGTACGATCTTCTTTTCTAGTTGGTGATCCGGGGGATAGAAAGTCTTGGCGCAAGAGATGGGGGAATACCCTTGTATACCTTGCTCCAGAGTTTGGGAATGATGCCCAAAGGAAAGCCTTTAGGGATAGGCTAAAGAAGAATGGCGATACTCACATTGACCTGTATGCTCAAGCAAGGCATGGGTTCTTAGAAGGTGGTCAGGTATGGCCTGAGAGGCAGGACTTTACCGCAAGACTTAAAGAGTTAAACGACGATGGACTTAAGCCTGTACTATGGTTGATACCAGAGTCTAAGCATGGCGACCACAAGCAAAGCATGGATGCTCACTTTGCCTTCCAGAACCAGATGGTCAACAAGCATGATAGTCAGGTTGCAGGATATGTGGTCTGCCTTGAGTGTGACGAAACCTTTAGCCCGGAACAGGTAAACCAGTTAGTTGCTAATCTAAAGGCCAAGACAGGAAAGCCTGTGGCTGTACACCTTGCCCCCGGAGTTGGTGGATTTAAGAGAGATACACGGTACTATAAGGGTGCTGATTTTATCTACCTACAGATAGGGGATCACCTTCATGGTGACTTTGTTGCCGATCCTACGTTAGCCGTTAATATGCTAAAAGAAGCAATGAAGTTTGGTATACCTGTGGTGGCTAATGAGTACAGCGCGGCTTCTGAAACAGCAACAGCAAGAGCATTAGGAGATTTACTTTGCCAGAACGGAGCAGTGGGGACAGGGAACGGAAGAAACATAACCCTGTGCGGCCAGAGAGAAACAAAGAAGAAAAAAGAGTGGTATCAAGAAAAAGAACTGATCGTTACTGGCATAGGGATTGCCACCCTCTTCGTTAT